GTTTACTAAATTGATTAAAATAAAAACATATAATATATGGAAGCATTGACCGACTTCGAGAAAACAATGATTCGTAAATTACACTCTGTAAAGGAGATTTCTGAAAACTCCGTTAAAGCTTATCTTTCAGTTTTAAGGGGTCTTAATGATAAACACCCTTTAGAGTCTTCAGAATTTTTAGAAGACGTTGAAGAAATAGAGGACAAGATTAAGCATAAGAAGGCCACAACTAGACGGAATGCATATATTGCCATCGTCTCACTTCTCTCAACTTTGGTTGGGAAAGATGACAAGAAGCTGCATGATATCTATTATGAGAAAATGAAAGAAGCAAACAAGAACATACGAGCTGATATGTTAACCCATAAAAAGACTATGCAACAGTCTGATAATTGGATATCATGGTCAGATGTTGAATCTAAATGGCAAGAGCTAGCAGACAAGGTAGACGTGTTTAAAGATGAACGACATTTGAGCTACGACCAATACATAACCTTGCTACACTTCATGATCCTTTCTCTCTACGTACTCCAACCACCAAGACGCAATAAAGACTACTTCGCCAAGGTCATTAAGAATCAACCATACGACCCGCATACTGGACCTAATGCAGATATCAATTACGTAGATCTGAATAATGACGAATTCATATTTAATGACTACAAGACCAAGAGAACGCAAGGAGTGCAAGAATTCGAAATACCAGCCCCACTAATGACAGTGCTTAAAATCTATCTGAAATTCCATCCACATATCACACGAGAAGACCTCAAACGCAAGACCGGAGAGATTGACACGCCATTTTTAGTATACTATGATGGTACGCCAATGAATGCAACAAATGGCATAACTTACACACTCAATAAAATATTTGGTCGTAAAATTGGCTGTTCTATGCTACGTCATAGCTACCTAACTGCTAAATATGGCGAGATAGAGGACGAACGCGAGATAGACGCGCAAAAAATGGCCCACAGTGTTGGTATGGCAGTCAACTACATAAAGAAAGATTAACAAAAATTTTAAACGCAATGGATAGACATTTTATTTATTATTTTAGACGTTAAAATAATAAATGTAAGTGCTAGGCTAGACATTTTACACTAAAATAATAACAAATAGTCATAAATACTAAATATTTAACTAAAATCACATTATAATACCCCTTTAAATCATAAATAATCAGTGATAAAAAATAAAAATTTTAAAATTTTTATTTTCCATAGGCCGTTAAAGGGGTGATTTTTAATAATATGTCTATTTCCCTTATTAATTTAGTGTAAAATGACTAGCCTACCAAGTACAATTATTATTTTAATCGTCTAAATAATAATAAGTTATTATTTTAACATTTAAAATAATAAATAAAGTTATTTTTTTCACCATAAAATATGTATGGCTAGATTGTTGGGTGAAATTTTATCTTTCTTCCAATCCCCCGGTATATTCGTCGCGCGGGCTAAGTATTGGGCCCTTTTCTTCTCAGGTTCTTCGGGTTTGTATTGTCCCATAGCTTCACCTATTTTGTATAATATGTAATCATTATAATCAAAATGTCCGAATGGCACACCGTCATATTGTAATTTATGTGGTGCTGGTGCATATCCTAGTTTAAGAGGATCTAAACCGTATTTTTTGGCTCTTCTCTTGGCAATATCAAGATAATATTTAGGCAAAGCAACATTTTTTTTGCGCAATTTGTCGGCGAAATTGTCCATATATATATATGGACAATTTTTTATTAATCATCTACACAAATATTTTTGCCATCAATCATTATTATTATTCCATGTTTATTGCCAAATGTTTTAAATACATTCATTAAGTCACAGTAAAATGGTGAATTAGGCATAGTTTCTAACCCTACTACTTCAACCTTATAATATACTCCTATGCACTCTTCCAAGAGATCAAGACATTCTAAATCTGACTCATACCATTTTTTGAACATTTGTTGTATGTCTTCCATGTAATCCATATATTATGATCTAATAAAATAAATCTATATGTATAGCGGTTCGCGCGGCCTATTTTTCCAGTATTTAGAAGCCGCTTTCTCCATTCTCATTAATCTTTTGTAATAATCTGGATATTCGTTTAAATGGGCATCAATGATGTGCAATGTTTTGCCTAAATTATCTCCCGTAATATCTTTGTGTTCGTGCTCAACTTCGATTGCATATTTTAACATTTTTGGAGTAATAAACTTTTTGTTTATTCCCATAATGCGCATAACATCCTTCACAAATTTAATGTCCAAGTCGATGGGTTCCTTCATTTATATATATTTGTATATATAAATGTTTTACTATTCAGTGATATTTTTTACAAATGTCGCGTCAACTTATCCATGCTCTTTGGCTTGCGCTTGAGTCCACCAGACATACCGCCGCCAGATTCTCCAGCTCCGATACTGGCGAGGCTACCGACTGTTTTTGCGATGTCTCCGATGGGTTTGATGAAGTCAGCAACGTCACTAACGGCACTGCGCACGTCATCAAAGATACTTCCACCAATGCGACGACCGACGTCCATACTGACGTGACCTTCCTTTTCAGAAGCGTCCAAAACGGTTTGGCGATCAAGAATACCAATATAACTGGCCGATGAGCCACGTTCAGTGCAAAAGAGCCCTGATTGTTGAGGAATGATGACAAGTTCATAATTCAAAAGCGGATCAATATTTGGAACCGCGGTGGCATTGGGGACCAATCCGGCAGTAACATAGCTTTGATATGAAACAGTGATCTGGAACTGATATTGTCCAATTGATCCACATGTTTCATAGTCGCTTGTGATCTGGATATCCTTGGCAAATTCAAGGATAATAGGAGCTCCACAGGTACGTTTTTGAGAAGCCACAGAACATATCGTAGATGTGAGCGCCAATTTATCTAGATCCGCTTCGCTCGTTGATATGCCGCGGAATTCATCCCATGTTGAATTAAGACCGTTTTCCACACTCATCCTGTATAATTGTTCTTGTGTCGCAGTTGACAGAATACCCGCAGAATTAGCAAAATTGATAGAAATTTTTGTGATTGGCAAAAAATGATCAGTTGTTTGGGGGAAAGCCCTCAAATTTTGATTTGGACGCAATGCAACTATCAATCTGTCAGGTATGGTATTAAATGTGAGGGTTGTTGAAGTAACAGTACCCTCACCAGGCTTATACCATTTCCCCCAATTGGCGGTGGGTGTATCAGGGTTTGTTGTACCCTTATACTCGGTAGCAGCGTTTATACTTGATATAGCTGTAACATATCTATTCATAATATAATATGGTATAACATTGCGGGCGGGCAAAAGGGATGACGGATGTGGTGTAATAAATTGGAAAATTAACGCGGAATCAGTTATTTCAGTCACTTTTTGACTAACAGATGTGATAAAAGTTGTTGTTGGTGTGGGAAAGGATGTTCGAATGAAATTAGAACCACCATTTAAATTTGCGTTTATTATCATGTTGTCGATACCATATAAAGCTGCCTGGTTGCGGGCATATTTTGACCAGATGAATGGGGGGATCAAAAGAGGTTCGGTGACAGTCACAGAATAATAATACGTGTATGTGTTTGCTGGCCCTGGGAATGGGGCGATGAATTTCTGTGCTTCTGACGGATCTTTTGTCGTAGAAAAATAGTTGAATTTTATTGTTCCGCGCCCAGGTACTGTGTCATGTCCAATCGTGGAAAAACCACCCAATACATTTGATGTAGAATTGTAATAATCGAGATAATTTAAACAATTGTCTGGGAGAACCGCCGAAGTCTCTTGGTAACTTGCCATTTCCTCCAAATTCATAGCCTTTATCAAACATGATAAAATATCGGATGTTTGCACGGAAGTAGTCACGTTGTTGATTGTAGCTTGTAGGGTTGTACACATAGAATGTAGTGGGAACGCGCCAAGTGCCATATTTCTTGAAAGTGATGGTGATGTTATCAACCCTTCGGCGTCCATCCCAGAAGAAACCATTGTAATTGTTCCTTTGACTGTCGAGCGCCACAAAACGCGTCGATCAATCAATGTCGTCTGGCTTGGTGTAATCACGTTGAATGTCAATGAGCTAGGGCTTTGTGATGTAGCAATTACCTGCTGAGCTACTACTGATTGGCCTCCCTTGTACACCTCGTAAGGTAAGCTGCTCTTAATTCCTCCTATACGGCTATCCTGTCCCAGATACGTAACATAGTCTGTCGAAGTCATCTTTATATATACTCTTATATATAAAAATTTTATTGATTCATCATTTTTTTTGGAATAATAATTTTATATTTCCAGAACAATTATTGCTCAATGTCATAGGGTGTAAATTTCCGTAATAGTCTTTCCAACTAACTGTGATATCGAGATTCTGCATTCCACCAGTCCCGAACATATCAATGAATCTATATTGTGATACTGGTATATATTCAATAGATGGTTTATAAAAATTACCATCTGATACATTAACTTGAAAATCTGTTACAATACTAGTAACATTATTCCCTGTTTGTTCTTTCTGAATATCAGTGCCATAAACCATCTGAGAGCCAACCAATGATGGTTGGACTGGCAGAGTTGCAGATGTAAATACTATTGCAGAAATTGGATTCCATATTGATACTGGTGATGTGAATGTATTGACTACGTAAAGACCCAAAGAATATGGGTAATTGGGATCTGGTATGCCATTCACTGGGAATTCAAGTTTATAATATGGCACTCCGCTAAAATTCTTGTGTTTAAATGTAAATGTAGATAACAAATTTTTAAGAGGCGCATTAAAAGAAATCTCATACCCACCAGTATAAAATTCTATTGATGTTGTTAATCTAATATTTGCAGTACTTGTATCATATTGAAAAAAACAATACTCATTGGGGCCAAACCCAGCAACTGCAACAATTTGCGCATTGATCACGTCCAGCCACCATTGGTATGAGTAGCAAAAATAATACTCGGAAAACTCTTGAGAAATCACAGGAGACGTTGGGGGTATTACTAATTCATCTTGCGGTTCCCATTGGAGATTAATGAGATTTGTACCTGCTCCAGTAGTGAGCAAAATCTGATAAACTGTTAATTTTGGATTTGCTTGATTTGATTTAATCATAGGAATAAAAACTGGCAAATTAACAGTCTGAATATTGAAGCGTACAACGCTCAATAAGTAATCCTCAGACCGTTCTAAATAATCAACACGTCTTTGTTCTTTGAATGTAAATGGTATTGCCTTCTCCGAAGCACTTTCTGTGCTATTATGGAAATCAATGTCATAGTAAATGTTTTGTGGTAGACCGGAATACCGTGTGCGAATCATACTTTATATCAATCATTGATATAATTATTTTATTGCCATTCTATTATATGGCAGACGTCAAAAAACTAGAGAAAATAACAAAAACATGCATGAGTGACTCCGATATTAAATTATATTTTCCTAATGCTAAAATCATATCTTATAATGAATTGCAAAAATATGATAATATTTATGAATTACTCCCTCGTCCAGGGTCATATGCATTCATATTGTATCAACAGTCTGAAAACTGCGGACATTGGGTTTTATTGTATATGGCTAAAAAATATATTGAATATTTTGACAGTTACGGTAAAAAAATAGATGAACCGTTGAACTGGTTATCTAAGCGTGAAAATGCAGACTTAGATATTAGGATGCCCTATCTTTCTAAACTGTTGCTGAGTTCAGGCAAGGATATTATTTATAATGCATATTGTTTTCAAGGTAAAAGCAAGGGCATTTCTACATGTGGTCGTCATTGCGTACTGAGATTAAAAATGGCGTTAGATGGTGTACATCTCAAAGATTATATAAAACTTCTTGAAAAAACGCAGAAGAAAACAGGAAGAGATTATGACGAAATTGTCAGCGCTCTGGTTAAGGCTTAATTAAAGGGAAACGATAAATAATATATTGCATCATTAATATAAGTATGTACAAGACTGCCAAAGGAAAGAAAATAGCTCGCGAGATCAATGAAATTGACCAAGAGGCAATAGATCATGCGAAAGATATTAGGCCTAGAGTTCCAGGACCAGGTAAAAAGTATTTGGACGACGAAATCCCCATGGGCGCTAAATTCTGGGGCCCAATGGCATATCCAGTTTTTGAAGAAAAAGAAGGGTCAGGAAAGAAACGAAGCGGAGGGAGTAAGAAAAAGGATAAATTAGATCTTGGAGAGTTGCGTGATCTGTTAAAATCTAGCACAAAGAGACGTGGACACGGCCATGATTCTGACAGTTCAGACAGTTCCAGCTCGTCCGACGAGTCTGAAATGGAAGGATGCGGACGACGCAAGAGAGGTGGCGCCCGTGAACGCTGGGAAAGTATAGCTACTGCTATGAAGGGTGCAGGAATTGGGCGTGCATATGGTGGTTCAGTTAAGGAGTCACTAGGTTATGATATGGCAAGTAGGCCACCAATCCGCCCACCAAACCCAGCAAATAACCCTGTTCCAGTTACTCTAGAAGGCGGCTCAATGCGTGGAGGTGCTAAGGAGGATTTATTAAATGCAATTCGTGAGGATCCAGAAGCCGCAAAACAAGCACTAAGCCAGATGGTTAAATACGTCCCAGAAGGTGACAAGAAGAACACAGCGGAATTTTTGCGCACAATCTCTGGCATTGTTCATGACATTACCCCACTCCTTCAGCTTATTGCTTCTCTGCGTAAGGGTAGTGGAATGTCAGGTGGTCGTAGATTGATACCAGTTGAATTAATGCATGGTAATTTCCAGGGTGGTAAAAAGATGGGTAAGCCTCGCACAACGCGAGCACCAAGCGAATGGAATCTGTTTGTCAAGAAAATATCAGAGGAGAAAGGGTTAAATATGCAGGAAGCAATGAAATACATTAAGGAGAAGAAACTGTGGCATAAAAAAAAATAAAATAGTTGTGAAGATACATTATTATTATCAAAATACGATAATAATAATCCCCTTTTAATATATAAGAAATGTCGGCACTTCTACAATCCCGAATTAACAAGGAATACGCGGATACAGAGTTAAACGCCAATAGAAGAGCGTTCGATCTTGATAAAAAAGCCGCTAAAATATCCACATTGTCATATCGACCACCTGGAGCTGCGGATGAAATGAATTATTCAAAATTTGTTGAGTTGGTTAACAGATTTGATAGAATGTTAACCGTAAATAATGAGAATTGGGAAGGTAAAAAGGTTAGCAAATTCCTATTCTCGGATAAGTATATTGATGTTGGTGAGAGCAGGTTTCTATCTACATATGATTTACTAGTTGCATATAATGCAATAATTAGGATGATGCGATTTAATGTAGTAGACCCTAGATTAACTGGACTTATGCAGACGTACGTACAACGGTTGCTAGAACCGTTGGTTGTTGCGCGTTCTGATATCTTAAATCTTATGGTTGAGAATCGTGAAAAACTCAGGGAGTCATTGAAAAAAGATGAAGTATGGCCATTTTTAGTAAACAAGTATAACATTATAGATCTCATATATAATAATTTGAAGGATGGTATTTTTGATCCTATTGATAAGACCACACTACAGAATAATTACAGACGCATAAGTCAAACATTATCATCATCCATAACAAAGAAAAAGAAAGAGATTGACGAACTCATAGATAGAAGCGCAAAACAGTATGAAAGACGCAAAGTTCCCAAGCCGCGTGATGATGATGACGAAGAGGATGATGAAGAAGATGACGACGACGAAGGACCAGCAGCTGCCAGCGGAGCACCTGGAGTAGACGAAGACACAACAAAAGCTGCTAAATTACTTGATGAAGGCAGCGCAGGGATGACAGAAAAAATAGCCGATCTTGTTGATGAATTGCCAACAGACAGGACAGCCCCACCAGAGACAATGGAAGAGGTAAAAACTGATGTTGCTCGTCAACCCACACCGCCAACTGAAGATGATGTCCCCCTGGTAATAGACGACGATGACGATTATATATCAGACTTGCCACCACAGGGAACAAGTTATAAAGACAAACTAGTAATGGATGATGTAACTGACATCGACGCCGCAGTGGTTGCTGCTGCCGTTGGTGATGCTGCGGCATCTGCGGCGGCTCAAACTGGGAAAGACGATGACAAAGAAGAAGCACTACCTGCTGGAGATGATGAAGAAGAAGCACCAACAGAGTTTGGAAGTAGAATTTCTAAAATCGGTGACAGAGATAAATTATCTAGTGTAAGGCCAATTACGGCGGGAGTTTATACAAATGGATTAGCAGGGAATATGAAAAAAATTGGAATTACGCGCCGACAAGATTTGTATTACAACAGACAGTTACTAGACCCCCTTTTAAATTATATTTTTCTCGATGACAACATACCTCCGAGCTTAATAACTGGTGAGCCAGAAGATTTTGAATCATTTCCCCCTGGTGGGACGATCAATGATAGATATTTGAATGTTTACCGAGCGTTTGAGGGAACCACTAATAAGCAAATACGGGCTACGGGGATAAAAATACTTCAAGATTTATACCGACTCATTTTGTTTCCAGGTGATGAAGTACCCCAAACGGCAACGGCACAGGGCGAGGACGACGATGATGAAGAACCCACACAGATGCAATTTTACACAGACTCAAGGGCTGATGATTACTATAAAAAAGGTCCGCTGTCAGAGCATGTATTTGGGTATATTATTTTAAATCGCCCGGATTCTCTAGATAATATTTTGAATTTTAGAGATGTTGAGGCTGAGGATAAGGGAACGCCATATTTAAGATGGAAAGAGTATACGGGGGCGGTCACACAAAAGAAAGATAAGCTTACACAAAATGTACAAGAACTAGATAAAATAATTTTTAGTAAAGATAAAAAAATAAAAAAAGCGGCTAAAGATGAGGCAACCAAAGAAAAAGAGAGAATAAAACCGTCAATTAAAAAATGTGAAGACGCGATAAAAGATGCAGCATACATGCAAAAACAAATGGCCCCTTTCTCATGGAGCGGAACTCCCAAAGCTGCAAAGAAATAGACAAACTACGATAAAACAAAATAAATTTGCCATTACTTTAATATAAGCAATGGCAGATGAACAACGTGTATATTTACAAAAAAAATCGAAACAGTCATACCCAGCAAATCTTACAAGCGCGATCATCGCATTAACATTTGATAAGGTACCACCAGTATTAGCTGGGTCCTCATCTATTTTTAATCTTCGCTATTTTGGTGACTATGATTTAATCACTCCAATCAAGAGAAAAAAATATACAGCATCTGAGACATATGATAAACTAATGAGGGCATATCGGCGTGCTTTGGCGCTTGATTTCATTATTCTTGATGAAGTAAAATTCCAGACAAAAGACGGACAAAAATTTAGACAAATCATTAAAAAAGAAGAGTTTGAGGACATTTACAAAGATATTGACATTGTTAAATTTGATTTTATCTTGTACGCAGATGATATATATTATGAACTATCATCTATTTATGCATTTTCATTTGATGAAACTGACACCGTGCAAACATTGAGAGATGAAATACCAGAATTGCGCAAAGAAGGTAAATATTTTAAGATGCTTAAGCGCTTCTACTCTCTTGCAACCATTCTAGGACAAGATCGCACAGTAAGAATATTGACAGAGTTTTTTAATAAGCATGGTGAAGATTATCGTTTGATGTCTAATCTTGAGACTCTTGAAAAAACTTACTCACTTGACAAGTCACGCAAGACATTACATAGGATATATGAAAACCTACGCATATTGCATATAAAAGGTATAGAAGATCTTGATTTCGCGAATGAAATTGAAAAGATATATAAGAAGCTACAGAAGATCGCCAAAAAGTTTTATGATGATAATAATGACCTCTTTACTCCTCTTTTGTGAGCAAACGCACTGAATTAAATTTATGCGTTTATAAATTTAACTAATAATTTTATAAACTATAAGTATATGACAGACTCGGAACAGGAATTCAGCACGATCGTTGATTTTGTCCGTGAGGTAGAACTACCATTTCACGGAGTTAGAATAGTGGCGAATGGATTTAAGGATAACGGAGACCCCAAAAAAACAGTTGATAAAACTACATTGCCAGGAGGATGGCAAAAAACAGCTTTCACTAGACTCGTGGATGAGTATTTAACAGGAGGAGGATACAAACATGGGTGGATTTCTGTAAGTCTCAACAAGTCTGCGTATCTTGTTATTGATGCTGACAGCAAAGAAAGCAAAGTAATAGTAACAAAACATCTAAAGAAAAATGGAATTTATCACAAGGGTACAATCACAAAATCATTTACGAATATGAATTATGAGGGATTTGAATATAAATTGCATCATTGGTTTAAAGTCAACCCAGATGATTACACGGATATCACAAAACGCATTTATGGGGAAGGGTGGGATTTATTGTACGCTGGATGTTTTTGTTTTGAGAACACAGAAACTAGCTTTGAAGCAGGAGAAATGCCAGTGTTAGAAAGATCTGTTTTTGATGAAATCCGCGCGGCATTACCAAATGAGAATGTAACAAAAGAAGAACTAAAAAAAATAGAAGATAAGAAGAAGGCAGAAAAAAAACAAGTTGAGGAAGACGGCGAAGTAGCAGAACCAGTTGTGCCTAAGAAGAAAACAACACCAATTGCAACAGTAGAACGCGAAGAAAGCACAATTATTACTGACGACAATTTGCGCCAACTTCTGGACGGTATCAACATTGACCGCATCAATAATTATGGCGGTTGGTTGACATTTACAATGGTTTTTATTAATGATGGTTTGAATATGGAAATACACAAAGAATACTCTATGAAAGCTAAGGGATATGATGAGGCAAGTAACGCAACATTGATTGCAGGACTTAAACGCAATTCAAGCGGTTATCACATAGCAACACTGTACAAATGGCTGAAGGAAGATAATTATGAGCTGTTCAAAGTTATGCAACGCAAACGATCAGACAACTGGAGAATGTTAATGAATATCTCCGACATTGATATTGCGCGTTTGTTTTATAATATGTGCCCAGATTCATACATGTTCTCAGTGAATTCAGGATGGTATGCATATGACGCAAACAATATTATTATATCTTATGGCAAACATGAACCACATACATTGATGTCAGACATTTCAGATAAGATACGGCTATATCTTAGCGAGATGCATGATTCATTGAGTCCAAGCGATAAAGATTACAAGTTGAAGGCTGACGCAATAGCTAAGCTGCATCAGAAGATTGGTGATACGCAAAAATGTACCAATGTCATTAAGCAACTTAAAAATATTTACACAATTCTCAATATTGATGATAAATTCGATACAAACCCAAATGTTATATGCTTCAAAAATATGTTATATGATTATGAATTGGGTGACTTCCGAGCAATTGAAAAGAGTGACTTTATTACATTGACAACAAAATATAACATTGACAGAAAGAGCAACAAGAAAATACGCAAAGAAATTAATGATATTATTAATAGCATCTTCCCGGATGAAGTGAGCACAAATTATTGGAAGGCTACAACATGTAAATCAATGTTCGGCGAGAAAATGGAGCTATTTTTTATACACACTGGACGCGGTGGCAATGGTAAAGGTGTTTTATCTGGATTATTGCAAAAAGCCATGGGTATGTACTATGTGACTGCTGAAAATACATTTTTGACAACCAAGATTGAGAGCGGCAAGAGTTGCCCAACTTTAGTACAAGCCAAGGGTGCACGTTTCTTGTCAATTTCTGAGCCTGATAATGGTTCAGAGGGTTGCACATTGAACATTGATTTTATCAAGAGTCTTAGCGGTGGTGATGTGATTTCTTGCCGTGACTTGTATAAATCAAACATTCAATACATCCCACAATTTACATGCCATATGCAGTGCAATACTAAACCAGATTTAGCAAAGATTGACCGCGGTATTGTTCGGCGTCTTAAGATCATTCCATATCCGTTCCAGTTTGTTGATGAAGAAGAGTTAGGACGACCAAATTATAAGCTTAAGAATCACGCGTTAAAAGATATTTTAGAAAAACAAGCGTATGTTAATGAATTTATGTTAATGTTGTTCGAATATGCGCAATCAATCAAGGGAACCAAGATTAATGAAATCGAACAGCCAGAAAGCGTAACTTTTGCAGTTAATGATTACATTGAAGATAACAACCCGGTTAAATCTTGGATTGACACAGCCATAACATTTACAGACTCACCCAAAGATGGAATTAAGACTGTTGAACTGTTAGCTAAATTTAATGCCACACAAGCTAAGCCAATGACAGCCAAACGATTTAAAGCAGCACTAGATTTTAACAATATCACAATCATCAAGCGTAATGGATGCATGACGGCTATAAATGTACAATTCAAAGCGGATTGCAGCGCATTTGAAACTGAATAGACATATTATTTTTATAAACGCGTTTATAAAAATAAAAAATATTATCATATATAGTTATATATGGAAGGTCAGCAAGAAAATAAATCGGGATCAGTCAAGGGGATCACTAGCAAAGAGTACAAGCGCGAATACTATTTGAAAAATAGGGATAAACTCTTGAACTCAACCAAAGAACGCGCACGAGTCAAAGCGAGAGCAATATTAATTGAACGGTTAAACAATGGATCATATGACAGATGGCCAACACAAGCCAAACTAGACAAATATAATATTAAGGTCGAAGACGGAAAATATATATAAACTATAATTTTATATGGACTACTACAAAGCATATGAAATTACAATACTAGATAAAACGTGGACAGGAAAAGAAGAACACACAATTGATGAGCACATTGAAAATATCGTTATAGCATTGAGAAACTGGAGCAATAACAAGACAATTGAAAATGAGGCTAAAAAACCTAAAAAAACATATTGATTAAATATTTTAATCAATATATGTATTTAACGGCATCGGCGAGCAAAAAGCTGACCGCAAGCAGTGCTTGTACCACTTGCAAATGTGGCAGACGCAACAAGGTAAACATTTGTAGTTGTAGAAACATTGACACGGAGCAAAGATGTACCACCACCGAATGACGTCATCGATGCGTCTTCAAGGCGGTTTTGCAATGACTTGTCGGGAAGTGTCGCAGATGTAAGAGAAACCCCATAAACGCAAGCAGACATATTAGCGCCGCTATTCTCAATGTATCCAGTGCCGAAAACATCCCAATCACCCGCAGGAAGAGCGAGAGATGTCACGTTTGCAGCAGTTGCAGTAGTCAAACTTACAGCAGATGCATACAACACAGATGCGGAAGCGACTTGGCCAACTGTGCCAGATGCGGCAGCCGAAGCATTTGACACTGCGGGATAAGCACCGGCAGGCAAAAAATTGGGCTGGATCAAACCGGTTGGCTCAGACAAGATTAAGGAAACTGACATTTTATATTATACCTTTACAAAAAAATATATTTTTTATGTAATAATCTATTATACAATATATATATGTTGAACATCGAGAAGATCGGCACACCAATAGCAAAAATTACAGGGGGAAAGCTTGATAAAAAAATTATATATCTCGCCAAAGATCAAGATGATATTGATACAATCGAAGAACCGTTCGATGAGATAAATTTAAAAACATTGGGTGGCAAATTCTCGTGTTTGCCAAATCCAGATATTGAGCGCGAGATTATATATGTTTTTGGTTGTTCTGGATCTGGTAAATCCACATACATTAGCAATTACATAGATGAATGGATTAAGAAGCATAGAGATTGGCGCATCATATTATTTTCAGAAGTACGCGAAGACTCAAAATTGGATAAATTCCATCCAATTAGGGTAAAATTAGATGATGCGTTGGCAGGAGATAATTTTACAGGCGAAGATTTTAAAGATAGCCTTGTTATATTTGATGACATAGAAGGACTTGATAAACCATTGCAAAAAGAAGTCGTACGCATCATGAATACTATACTCACAACAGGACGCCATTATAATACAACTGCACTGATCACTGCACATAATCCAAGTGACAGGAACCGTACAAAAGTTATTCTTCAGGAATGTCACAGCATCGTCTATTTTCCACATGGAAGCCCTCCACGCACAATAGATTATGTAATGAAGGACTACGCAGGTATGGACCAAAGCCATGTGCGTTATTGTTCAAAAAAAATGTACCGTTGGGTTCATTACTACAAGCATTACCCACCATATATTTTGACAGACACGGAAATATTTTTTAATACTAAGGAAAGGAACAAGGATGGATCAAAAAAGATAGAAAAATAAAAAAAAATGACATCTTATATATATAAAATGTCAGTTTCACTAATTCTGAACGAGAGAGGAGAGATGTATTACCCCATTGCTACTCCCATTCCACAATATCCTTTGTTAAAGGCAGCATTAGATGCACAAGAGACGCAGATTACAACTCAGGCGGGACAAATTGATACATTAGAAACTATTACAGATGATCTACAGAATCAAATTACAGTATTACAGGCAGAAGTTGACGCAATAGAAGGCTATATCACCCCAGCAGCTGTTGGGTTCAGTGTCACAGCGGGAACTGTAACCCCTAAAACACTGACAGTTTCAGCTACAGCGAGTATTTTAACACCTACGTTTATTTCAGACTACACATTTGGTGGTTTTCAATTGACATCAGGTACATCATCAGGTATTTTAACTTGTACCAATAATACCCAATTTATCACCCCGGTAAGCGTTCAAGCTCTAGGAGGTGGAGGCTTCCAAATGGCCGCGGGCTCAACGTCTAAGACTCTACAAGTGGCCGAAACGATGAAACTAACCGCAGCAGCTCCAGGATCAACGTTAGATATTGGCCCAGGAGGTACTTTGGTTACAAGTGCCTACACAGATACCACAAGCGCAGCAAATATTACAAGTGGTATATTAGCAGCAGCACGGCTGCCAACTGCTACGACAAAACAATTTAATGTTTTGGGTCGCACAACAGATGCCCCGGCATCTTATGTAGGTGAAATATTGACATCTACCGTTCTTTATGCATCAAAAATAAATCTAACGTCAAACACCGATACAACTATTACATCCATCACACTTACGCCAGGATGTTGGATGGTTGCAGGTAATGTTTTTGTTGAGTCCGCATCAGTTGTGCCGGCAATTACCTACGCCCAAGCTTCTTTATCTCTGTTCACAAATCAATTAGACGATCCAGCTTATCGATCTGGTGCATCAGATAGTCCCGAACTGTCAATCCAGGCAGGTTTGGCAGTATCGCCACGGTATTTCTCAGTAGCAACAAATACAACAGTTTACCTGATAGGTTTAGCCGTTTTTTCGGTTTCTACAATTGGAGCATGTGGATACATACAAGCAGTACGCGTACATTAAAATAAAAATAAATAAACAATATTTATTTTTTGTTGCATAGATATATAAGAATGAACCCAGACAAGCCAGCACACGTTGTTACAGAGTATGGGATACATATGATAGAATACGCAAAACCAGAATATATATCGCGACACACTGACGCCGGTATATTCTTCATCTATCAAGACCGAGGATATGATAAACTGGTTGATGAATATGAATTCCGTAAGCGAGAACTTATCATCAATCGCAAGGACCCCAATTTTATACGCCCAGCCCGTGTATATATCAAATTCTTGGAACTCGAGATTAAGCAATATGAAGATATCATACGAGCAGGACGAGATGAGGGATCAGCTATGGTTGAAGATACTGATGATGGTGAAGCAGGAGCAGCGGTTACTGAGGAAGAATACACAAAATTCGAACGTACTGATACGCATTACACATTAGAAGACCCATGTGATGATCATAAATTTTCATTGGGCGTAAGTTATGCAGATCCTAGATCTGAGACGTTGGAGAAAAAAAGTTCACGCGAAGTATTAGACTCGATGATGGAAACAGGCAAATTTGAACCACAATAAACACCAATACAAAATATTATATAACGCATATAATATTATGTCAAGTCCTATATATAATGACAGATCAGCAGGAAAAAGCCCAAACATTGAAAGATTTAAAGGAACGCATGATGGTGAGTTTGCACCAACGCGCACAACTTCAAGTCGTCAATTATGATTTGAGCGATGTGAAAATGAACCATGAGAAGTTGGCAGACAAGTTAAACCGCTTGCAGGAGTCTTTGAGCGGACGCGCAACGACTGATAGTTTGATTGAGCTTAAATGTGGTATGGCTAACCTCAATGAGCGTATTATATTCTTGGAGAGTTCTATGAATGATTTTGTCACCAAATCAACCATGCAAAAAGAGCTTGCAGACATTGGTGAGTGTTTTGAAATGATATGCGGAACTGGTCATACACCACGGCAAGCAGCAGACGATTACAGCCGCAGAATCCAAGAATTAGAGGCACGAATTAGCGAACTCAGCGCATTGGGTGACGTAGTTAATGAACTAAAGCAAAAAGTAGATGAGATGCCTAAAGTCAATATTAAGACTGATAGTAGTGATGGACCGTTGTTTAAGAGGCCTGATAAATTCGTGAGAAAATAAATTAATTATAAAGCGTATTATATATGAATCCTGACAAACGAAACATCATTGTTAAAAACAAAGACAAAATAGCTAAATATAGCACGATTTGTATTAACCTGTTCTATTGCATCGCGTTGGGAGTATCTGCAATTGTACTCCAAGGTCAATCGTTTAGCCGCGAACTGGCTATTTCGTTTGCACCTTCTCTAATCTCCATAGTGGCACAGTTCCTTTTATCGATCCCGTCAAATGACATTGAGATCGCAAAAAAACACTTCTTGACTGTGGCAAGTGAGATAGATAAACCCGATGTGTTAGAAAAGGTTTTGGATGATATCAATGTTACAATTTCCGCCCAAAGTTCAGCGCGTAAGTCTTCGGAACCAATCGCAGATGCAAAAGAGACCGTGAGCCATACAACTGTAGAAATATCAACGTCTCCAGACGATGATTATTCACCCAAACCAGCAGCTACACGATCTATGCCATCGCCAAGTGTTCCAAAGCTTGAATATGCGCGACCTTTACCACCACAAAGAATCCCAAAAAGCCCTGTACCAAAACAACGTGATGCAGTACCAATGAATGCTTATTATTATCCAGATGATGGCACATTTGATATTACACCACGACATCCGCCACAATAGACACGCTAAAATAATATTTGATGAAATATTATTTTAATCGTCATTAGTTTCTGAACCGTCGCTAGTTACTGATGTAGAATCAGTATCATCTTCTTTCTCCACTGGTTTTGTCATTTTTTTGCACACACTCAAGTGATGTTCAGCCTTACGAATATCAGAACTTAAGGCAGCCTCTTTTTTATATATCTCAGATGTGAGAGAACGATATTTATACACCGCACTCTCCGTACTTTCTATTCCTTTAATAATTGTTTCTAACTGTTCATCTCCAATTTCTAATGCTACTCTACCATCGCGCGTAGGAACAATGAAGCGGTTCAAATAATATATGTCTGCATCAATTTTTTTGCAAATTGAAAGCATCTCTTGAATCTCAATTGTCATAGTATTAATTTCTGGTATATACTCTGCCGCTATTGCATCGTATGTTTGAGATAATAGGTCTATTGCTAGAGTTGCATCTGTTGTGGCTAGTAAATTATTTATTTTTTCTGATGTTTTTTTATTTATTTCCATCTTTATTTTATCTAGCTTCAAATTACGTTCTTCAATCATTATTTGTAGTGTGACGATGTATTGTTGACGTGTTTTATTTAGTGTATCGCATCTTGTTATTTTGTCTTTTTTGAGGTTGCTACATTTTGTATCTAAATCAATGGTTATGTTGTCATTGATTTTTCTTTCCGCGCGTATCTCGGCGTATTGCTTCATAACCAATTTAGAAGCTTGACACTCTCGACATATTGTTTCACTGCTCATCTGTATATTATAGCTATATTAATTTAATATTTGATAAATATTAATTTATTTATGCGTCTCGCTTGTAAACGTAGTAACCTTTATTCACATTTGTATCTTTAAAAATCCCTGCAATCACCCATTTTACTTCTTGGTGTATGTAGCTCTCATATGGCAGCAGCTCATTTTCATATGTCGATATATCATTGCCACTATAATGAGGACTTGTCAAATGGTACATAAAACAGCGACAGAGTCCGAATCTTTCCTGACACTCAATATCACTATATGAATGTATCCACTTTTTGGCGTCTTCACACGATTTGGCAACATGCATTTTCTTAAAATTTTTCATGTAATAGCTCATTTATATATGATAGACATAACAAATTAATATTTGATGAATATTATTTTTACTTCATACGAAAAATTGAGCATACATACTGCAACATATTTTGTTGTGTTTTATCACTTTCTTCCCTTTTAGATTCAACAATTTCAGCACGCACACTATCGGCTTGTTTATCCACCAAGTTGATCAAGCGTTGATATTCCCACCGTTCATCACAATCCTGCTCGGGCAATTTTAATATTTTCCGTCCTATTTCATCACGAATATCCATTAATTTTTCTAATGTGGCATTCGGTTTTTTGTTAAAATCCTTGTGACGATATAAATACTGCAAAATGTGCGGTTTCTCCTTTGTATGGTCTGGTTGAACACGTGATGTAAACACAAAATCAACATCTGTATCACCACTAATAAATTTTCCTTTGTGTATCATGTTCCACTTGGGATAGTCAAAAATCCCCTTGGGATGATAATTGGCCCACATAACTTTGTCACATTCTTCATCTGTTCCTCTGAAGATCAACTCATACTCGCCGTCCAAAATTGTTTCTGTTATGTTCTCACAGATCATCCTATATATTATGGATAGACATAATATATTTTAAGAAATAATTAATAATTACAGATTACTAAATGGACAGCCTTTTTTTTGGACATCTGATATGTTTTGTTATATTCCATTTTTATGAATTTCCCATATAATTTCTCCAGTATTTTAAGTTTGTTTATGATTATCATTATTTTTGCCGTTGTAGTCGGATCCTCTAATATATCTAGTAAATAAAAATAAATGTCAGTGCAGTCTGTGTCTTCCGTGGTCGGAATGTATCCAGAATTGTCCGAAAACATATATGGTGGATCTATGTAAATAAATGCATCTGGGTTTGTTCGATGTCTTTCAATGACGACTTTATAACATTCGCTAGTAAAATTAATATTTTTCATCAATTCTATTTGATCTGTATAATCATTATTTTTTACACGTTTTACCAATGACATACCATTCCTAAAACATGTCTGCATCATGTAATCAATAATTGGCTTATCATATTCAAGTTCGTATATCCGTTTCTTCACTTCTGCATTTTTTACACCTTCAGCATAACATTGGCCGACAGTATCGCGTACCTCTCCCATTATTCTTTCATATTCTTCTGGGTTTGTGTAAAAATAATAGAGAGCGGGATCTAAATCATTTACATATAAATTGTACAACTCAACATCACAATATATGCGACGAATTAGAGAGAAAGACCCACCAAATGGCTCCACAATATCCACAACATCAGAAGGAAGCAAGTGTAAATAATATTTATGGTCGTTGTCTTTTGAACCGGTACGCTTAATTAATATATTCTTTCTTTTTTGTAGCTTCATCATCTTCTATATATCATTGCCATAAAAATTAAATCTATCATTTTTAAAAAATCTAATAAATTAATTTCTAGGGAGTCAAGGAAAGTATTACATGTTATTTTTATTATTTATTATTTATTATCTAGTTACTCTTTTTATTCTTAGGGAGGGAGAGCCTTAGGGAGGGACAGAGAATAACTAAAATTATTTTAGCGGTTGGGGGAGTTCATAAAAAAAAGTTTGAAAATTTGACTCCCTGGAATTTGGTTGAGTCCCTAAAAATTAAATTATTAGATATTTACATTCTAGTCATGTAAATATACTTTATTTATCAGTTTCTCTTCTATTCTTAATCTTCTCTCTGTATCTAAAAATACTTGCTTTGTTCAATTGATACCATGATAACCCGGTTTCTTGTATTTTTCGTTCTCTATATTTTTTAACAGCTTCGTACCTTGCTATCTTTTGTTCTTCAGTAAAAACACGTTTTTTAGGAGTAGATAGTTCCATTATATAATCTATCATTATTATTTATTATGACTAGTTATTATTAAATGTCTATTTTTTTATCTTAGGGACTCAAGATAATTCCAGGGAGTCAAATTTTCAAACTTTTTTTTATGAACTCTCCCACCCGCTAAAATAATTTTAGTTATTCTCTGTCCCTCCCTGAGCCTCTCCCTCCCTAAGAATAAAAAGAGTAACTAGCTAATAATTAATAAATAATAAAAATAACATGTAATACCTTCCTTGACTCCCTAACTAATCCAATAATTCATTAAGGTTTACTAATTTGATTAAAATAAAAACATATAATATATGGAAGCATTGACCGACTTCGAGAAAACAATGATTCGTAAATTACACTCT